CTTCATAGCTTTATACTGAGCTTGATATCCTCCACTATTAGGGTCTATCCCCTGCTCTGCCATCCGCTGATTAAACTCAGCATCTTGTCGTTGAAACTCTGGCCCCATTGAACGCTCAAACTGCGCCATAGTGTTTTGGCGAGCTGCTTCCATTTGGTCAGAGAATCCCTGCTGCTGTACGTTTGCCCAAGGATTATTTGGATTAAACTGACTAGCTTGTTCAATGATATCTTTCCCAAACTGACCAGATACATCGGCCATCTCGTTGCCCTGCTTTTCAGGGCTCAAGTTAGCAAATCGCTGTTCGTCTGTTAAGGAAGCTGTAGGAGTCCCAGGCTTTGCAGCTCCAGGTGTTGTTGTTTTTACAGGTCGTCCACGAGAATCAATTCGTCTACCAGAAGCATTGGTCAGTTGTCCTTGAGCATTACGATATATGCCAGGAGATAAACGAGTAAGTCCTGCTGCTGGCTTACTTGCGGCTGGTTTATTGCTTGGACTTTTAGATAATGCAGTTTTTGTTTTTTTTGCCATAACTATACCTGTCCACCCAAGTCGTATCTTATTTCAAATCCTAAAAACTGTAACGAGGAGTTTTTTATACTCCCACCAACACGAATAGCCGCAGAATGTCCTTGCCCTGCAATCGCATAACGGTCGTATATGTATTCGAGATCCCCAGACCAAGGTTGATAGTATAAACCAACTGTGATGGTTGCAGGAGATGGGGCTACTGGGGGGACGTCTCCAGGGTAAACATAAGCAGTATGGGCAGCTCCATCGCTTCCCCATTTAGCTCCCCAATCTGTAAACATAGCTGCTGGAGTAGTTACTTGAGTAAGAACTGCCTGACGTTTGAAATCAGTATCTAACCCAAGATTGAGAGTGGCCCCTCGCTTCCCCCTTAGCAAAGGACGAATATCCTTAAACGCTTTGTAGTTGCCTCTAGCGCCATAAAACGAAAACGCTGTGCGACAAGAAAAGGCGATTGATTGCGAAGATGTAGAAGTTACTGCATCCGCATACCCAGTTTCCCCTTGGTATATGATTCCAGTATTTGAGCCATAGAACGGAAGGTTAAGAAACTTGCATGAAGAGACAGCGTGTTCGCCATTGAAAAGTACAAACTGTGTCCATGCTTTTGTATCAAGAGAGTAAACCAATAACGTCGCAGTAGAAGCACTATCTGGGAGTGTAATATAAACACGCCTACCTTGCGGCCAAAAGAATCCACCCCATAGTTCTGCTGAAGAGGCTTGAGTAGCATACTGTGTAATAAGTGGATTGATTCTCAAACTAACAATGTTGAGTGCTTGTTCTGGGTCTGTTTCAAAAAGTGCAGATACAGGGATTATTCCTTGTTGTGTAATAATCCAAACGTCTTGATTTACTCTTACAAACGCTTTACGACCAAGTGGCTTACCAATAATAAAATGAGCAACAAGGGACCATGCTGTATCATCTGGGGACGTGCCACTGTAAAGCACCACTTCTCCTTCTGATGAAACTGCCATGAACAAATCTTGAGCACTTACGCCCTTATTATTTGTATAAGAACCAATAAATAAAAGAGAACCACCACGACGGAAAATGTATTGGAAATCATACGAATCCATTACAGGTGAGCCAGTTGCAAGCGTTGCTTTAACTGTTTTGTGGTACCACATTATGCAGGTATTTTTCTGAGCAAAGTATAATCGCTCTCTGTATGATGTTACCTGTGCAAGTGTTGTATTTCCTCCAGTAACTCCAGTTCCAGTAATGTTAATTGCTAGACCTGTTCCTAAGTATACTTGTGGTTCGTTTGTGCCATTACAAAGATAGATATTTCCGGCAAACAACTCTTTGTTCCAACTTCCTGCACTATAAGCTCCAGCAGCACGAGTAATATCTGTAATTACTCCCGTTGATGAAGCAGAATAAAGTGCTGCATCTGTTCCTGCTATTAGCTGTGCAGTCCCATCTTTCAATGGATATTCATGCATAAAGCGAATAGGAGTACTTGGGATAGTTGCCCCACCAGTTCTAAAGGATGTGTACCCAAGGCGTACAGTAGGAGCACCAGCACCAGGAAAGATGTTGGTAAGCTCCAATGCTGTTTGTGGCTCCATATTATCTATTGGAGTTACAAGGTCCAACCCTCCAGAAGGAGGCGGCATTGTATAGCCTTGGTATGACATTAGTTACCTCTATCTTCGTTGAAACTGGTACATTGACGGATTGAATTGAGGAGCTGGCTGCATTTGCTGTGGCTGCTGTGCTTGTTTCATCTGATTCAAATACTGCTGAATTTGATCCCCTGACATATTAGACAACTGACTCAATCCCAACTGTTGTGGTTGCGCTTGCTGATACGGGTTATAATTAGGGGTAGCCTGTTCAGCAGCTACAGCCATACCTGGATTCCAATTAGTGACTCCATTTGTGTTTGTTTGACCTAACCCGTTCATTGGTTGATCTACTCTGGCCGGACCTTTTGGACCAAATACGTTGCGACCTTTTGGACCTTCATTAGAAATACCATTAGCTGCTCCTGTAATGGCATCCAACATGGATTGGTCGTATCCAGGAGGCATACGCTGGCTTAAATCTTGCCTCAAAGGTGGCCCCATTGGTCTATTTGGAACATTCCCAGCAGGAACACGCCCAGGATAGTTTTGCATCCCCTGCATACTATCAGCTAGTCCTCTCCCCATCTGTGGCCCTGTAGAAGGCAGAGGTCGTCCTTGTCCGCTCATAAGCCCGCCACTTGGTGTACGGTATACACCAGGGGATAATCGCTCAGAGCCACGAGGAGGAGCTATATACCGTCCCTTGGACTCATCAAAGTTTGGAGAACCACCAGCATATACTCTGCCGCCAGTTTTAGGACTTTTTGCCAATGCGCCTTTCGTAGCCATATTATTTCCTTTTTCCTGCATTATAATTTGCTCGTAGTGCTTCTCTAACGGTTTTAGCTGGCCCTACATAACCCTTATCGTTCATATACATTCCAGGGGACGTTCTTACTACTTGGCCCTTAGCTGGAACGGCTGGCTTAATTGGTGGCGTTCCCATTCCAGCTTGCTTAGCAAACGTAGACTTACCAAGCATTGCCTGAATGTTGTTCTTTACGTCCTGCTCTGACTTAGCATTGGAGGTAACTGCATTAACAAACATTCCAGTATACTGCTCTGGCTTAACACCTGCCTTCTCAGCATCAGGTCCATAAATGTTACGGATCATTGGATCAATCTGATCCGTGGCATATTTTGCTAGAGGGTTACTAAAGTCTACGTCCCATGCTTGACGCTCTTTCTTACCGTCAATATTCTCGCCTACGTTCTTGTAACGAGTTTTGCCATCAAGCCCGATATTGAACTTAGAGCCATCTGCAAGAGTTACATGATAGCTCTTATCAGCAACGCCTGTTTCTTTGAGAAGGCCACGGAAGTCATCACGCTGTAATTGAGCATCTGACTTGCCAGTAGTCATCATTTTGCCAATGGAACGCTTTCCAAGCAGTCTTAATGCTGTGTTTGGACCAAATCCGGTAACCATGTTTACGGCTTGATTTGTATAGTCCTCCCTCGTTCCTCGGCCACGAAGAATGTCTTTCATGCCAGTTTCCCAAGCATTGCTTAAAGTGCCGACAGCTAAAGCTACAGGCCACGCAACAGACCCTGCGCTGCCAAGTGTGCTTGCCCCTGCTGTTTGACCACCTACAACATTTGCTCCTACAAGCTGTGGGGTAGCTACCGTAGCTCCTGTAGTTCCAGCCGTTGTTGCCGTTGTCGCTGTTGTTGCCGCAGGAGCAGTACTGAACAACCCTGATACATTTGGAAATCCTCGAATTGCTTCTTGCCCAACCAACAATCCACCAACAGATCCAACGGTTTGCCCAATCGCAGAAGCCTGTTCTTGCTTTGCGTTCTCTCTATTCACATAGTCTTGTGGGTTGCCATAGTTAGCTTGAACGGCTGTATAAGCCTGATATGGCGACAATCCTTGCTGCTGAAGGGCTGCATAGTACTGTTGTGGCGTCATTCCCTTAGCTGGAGGTGGAGGTGGTTGCATTGCCATAGTTACGTCCAAGTCCCAAATACTGCTGTTCCAGCTCTTGCAAACAACTCTGCACGAGTATGGCCTCCAGCATAAATAATCTTACTTACTTGCTGCCTAGAATAATCTTCATTCATCTGAGTTATAAATCTTGGCTGAACTGTACTAAGCCCATGAATCTCAGCAAAACGCTCAAGCATACCCTGCTCAAGTGTTTTCTGATTGAATACAGTCTCATCACTATCAGCTAGGAAATCGCTGTATGCCCCACTGTAGTAAGTCCAAATAACGCCACCATCGGTAACTGACCCAGTGGTATGTGTTGGAGCAGTAACGCCAGAAGTCCCTCCAAGTGTAGTTTGATAATAGTTGCCGTTATAGAAAGTATACGCACCAGCCGCATAAACAGTGCCAGTTGTCCACGTTGCAGGACGCACACAGCGATCTGCAATATACTCAAAGATAATGATATTGCCGTTCTGTGATGCTGAAGGAGTAGGAGAGATTAGCAACTCGCTGTTGGTTAATCCTTGAACTTGAAACCGTTGATAGACGGTAGTGTTAAGGCCATACCCACGAACTTCAGCATACTCTTGGGGAGACATCGGCCCCAAGATTCTCCAGCGAGTAGAGCTATTCCAAAAGGTCTCATAGTGGTACCACGAAAAGGCAGCAGGTAGCTGATAACTAGCCTGACCTGCCACCAACGTGATTGACCCTGACGCATACAGTTTAGGCCACGGAAACGCATCCGCAATCTCTTTGTTTATGCGTTGCGCCATAACTCGCAGTTGCTTAGTAGTTACTTCAGTAGAAGCTGTAACACCGCTTTCAACGGTATACCCTGCCTCGTTAGCTACATTCTGAACTGCGGTTACTAAACTCATACTTTCCTTGGTCTGCCTCTGCGCTTAGGTGCGGTTTCTTCTTCAAGAACCTCATCTTGGCTGCCTTCTTCAAGCAACTCATCCTCAACCTCGATAGAACGGATCACCTCCTTTCGACGCGGACGAAGGTCAGTACCCTCATTCCCTTCTACTCGTTGCAGTAACAACTCTACCTGCTCTTCTAGCTTTGCAGTTCTCTTCTGCTCACGCTCAAGCTGTTGCTTAAGAGCAACCACACTGAACTGAGAAGAATTTGCAGCGTCTAACCAATCCTTTGCCATCTTAATAAAACGGCCAGTTGGTCCAAGTTTACGTTTAAGTTCATCGTGAGCATCCGCAAGTTGCTCAACAGTCTTAAATCCAAGATGCTGCAACTCTCGAAGCGTTGACCCATTCATAAGAGGCCATTCAGCAAGAGGAGTTCCGCTAACTACTACCTCGCTGCCAACCTTAAAAGCAGCATAAAGCTCTGGGTAATCAGCCGTATCTTGTGGCTCAATCTTACGAACTGTCTCATCTCCACCTGGATACTGAATAGAAATGGATGGAATTTCGTCAAAGATTGCCCGACCAGCTTGCAAACTCTTTTCTCGGTTTTCATTATAAGAATTAAAGAAGCGAACATTAGCGCCATGAAATCTTCGTCGTGGCTGCGATTGTCCGTTCATTAAATTGTTCCAGTCTATTTGTGCCATAGTTCTCCTAATAAAAGATTGCCTATGCCATTATGTATACACTAGAAATTAAATATTGGGATCTACGCATTTAGATGCCCCATTTGCCTTGTATCCATGTCTGCATCTTGCCTCTGGTTGTTGAAATTACAAAGCGTACCTGTTCATCAGGTACTGTTCTACTGCGTTTCTTTGTGCGGTGGAAAGCACTGCGTTGTACATGAGTATTTCCGCCATAGTTCCCTTAAACAGTCGTCCTGTCATATTCCTGTCAAACGCCACATCTGCTACATTCGTGTTGCCTGTAGTTGCTACTGTAACTAACTTAAAAGTTGTGTATCGCAAAACGCTATTATGCGCTGTCGCAACGGTGTTCACGTATTTTGTACCGTTGAATACATATTGCGTTTCTAGGGTACCTGCATTTGCATCACTATAGAAAAGTCGTCCGGTAGATACTGGATCTCCATGATAATTATAAGCTGTAGGATCACCAAGAATTGGTCGATAATCGCCAGTGGTATCAGTCCATTTATGAACTATGCATACAGTGCGAACCGTTGTTAAGCGTGTTGTAAGCGTCAAAACATCATTTGTGCCGTCCCACAACAAACCTGGTCGAGAGTTTACCTGATTGGTTTTGTACAACGGCTGATTCGCAACAGTTGCCTGAGTTAAGTGGTTAGCGTTCCCACTTTGATCCTGCCAAGTTTTTACTGCTGTTCCATCAACAGTTATAGGATTATCACTCGCATCAAGAACGCCAGTGTCTGATTTGACCCAAAACAAAAGACCTGGAATCTGCTTTGGAGTAAACCCTCTTTGCGCTGGTTGCACTTCTGTTCCGAGGCCGATACCTATAAACATCTTAGTAAAGCGCCACTATTGAAGTCGCTGTAGTCGCTGCCATAACGCGACTAACAAACAACGGAAGCAAAATTCCGGCGTTGGGAACCGCTATGGTTACGGCTGCGCTGTCGTCTACGCATTTGATGCTGAGGTTTCCCGTCCCGCCTACCCATAATGCACGACAGTTTGTTAAATCTGTTGTATCGGATGGAGTAACTGCAACTAATCTTCGAGCAGAAAATAATGCACTAGGATTGCTTGGTGTAAAATCTGGCATGGTTACTTATTCCTTTCCTAAAATTGCTGATGGATCTACGTCTAATTCTTTAGCAGATATTCCTAAGCGTTTTAGCACGTCAGAAATTGTAAAAGATTGTTTTGATTTATAACCTGCTAAAATTTGATCTAAAGAATCTTGCCCAATAAATTTTGCAATTTTGGCCAAGTTTACATCGTCATATTTTAACAAATCTTTATCTTCAGTGTTTCTTACAATAGAAGATAATGAAACGCTTCTTGGTGGCATAAATCACCTAATAAAATGGCCGGACTTTCACCGGCCTCGTATTATGCTTCCTTAGCAACAACGTATACAAGCCAATCTGTTGACGAGCGTTTGATACAAATGTTACCAGCAGCAGCAGCACACGTTACCGCAGCACCAGCAGTACCACCGTTAAGTGTTCCTAGTGATGATTGCGGAAATACGTTGAGAGCATTTGCGCCATTGTTTTGCACAACCACGATTCCACCAATCTGAACATCAGGAAGTTTAACTCCTGTCGAGGCAGCAGTGGTTCCTACAAGGTTAAGAAACGATGTAAGAGCAAGAGCATCTGCAATGGTTGTGCCAGTAGCAGTAAGACTTACACTCGATGAGAGTGCAGGAGCCGACGTAATGCTAAAAGTTGACAACACATTTGCTTGCTCTGGAGGAAGCCCCAAACCAATCAAATCTGTAAGAAGTGACATATAATCTCCTTAGAAGCGAGGGAGCTGTACAAGCCTCCCTCTATTACACAACTAGGTTGTGATGATTGACGTGGAAGCAAGCTCTACAGCCTGAGTTGCTGTGGTAGCTGTAAGACCTACTACTCCAATCAACTTAGTCGTAGCAGTGTCATCAGCAGAACCGGCAGTAGCAGTTGTGTAAAGGGTGTTTTTAGCAACATAACTAGTAAGTATGCTGCCTTTAATTCCCTTACCCGTTCCACCACCCTGCTCTCCACCAATCCATACCCAAAGGTATTCGTTGTCAGCAGCAGCTACCTGAGCAGCACCAACCTGGCTAGTTTGAGCAGCAAGAGTCGTTGTGCATTTAGCAGCTTGGCCTTCGGTATCAATATGCACAAAGTCATACTGAGCAATCGCGCCATTTGCTTGAACAAATACAAAAGACCCTTCTGTCGAATGGCCAACGTCTTTGAGCTTGGCAGGAAGAGGAGATGAAACACCATCCCATACCTTCTTGTAATTAACTCCAAATGATCCTGAACCTGACATATTATGTTCCTTCTACAATTAAGCGTAAATAACAGCCTGAAGCGCAGGGGCAGCACAGCAGAGGTTACCCTCTACGATGATCACAGTGAAGAACGCATCCTGGTCAACAGGACGATTCATCTCAGGAGCAAGGGGTTTGAAGTCTGCGCCACGAACCATATCAAACGACCAATACTTAGTATTAAGAAGTCTGATTGAGTTTGTCTCAAGCACTGAAGATCCAAATCCACCGTCGAATACGAAATCGCATCCGTCGTAGCTCAATGCACGAAATCCAGCAGTAGCCTTCTTTGCGGGAAGAGCAATACGCTGAATAGCTGTAAGAGAGCTGTGGAGGAACTTCCAAGCAGTACGATCACAAAGTGCAAGGTCTGGAGTTTCATCGCCACGAGTAATCTGGCTGATTGCATCCGTTACCTGCTCTTGTACGTTAGCAGCAGTAAGAGTTACGTTTACTGCAAGATTACGTGCAAAAGTATTGCTAGTACGGTCGATCTGTCCATAAGTTCCCGAAGCTGGCGAAGTCGAAACTGCCTTCTTGATACCATCGAACTCAAGTCCACCACTTCCAGTTCCATCACCACGAAGTGAGGTAGAAACAGTATTCTTAAGACGGGCAATAGAAGCCTTCATCTTCATCTCAGCGAGATCGAGCAACATAGCCTGATCACGGTTAGCACGACGATCACGACCGCTGATTGCTACTGGCTCATAAGCCTGTTTAATAGCAAAACGAAATGCAGTTGCATCGTCGATTGAATCAAGATTGAACGAGCTAAATCCAGCGTAGAAACCACCGACAGCCAAATCATTATACATGATTGGCTTACGAAGTTCATATCCACCAGAGAATTTACGGATAAGCCCTTGGTCATCAAGAGATTTCAAAAGCGGGTTATGATGTAAAATCTCATCCGCAATTTGATCGCTTTGATCAAACAAGGTTGCTACGATTGCTTCCTCTAAATTTGCCATTTGAATTGTCCTATAAAGTTTTTACTTACAGGACAACCAAATAGCCTTTAGCTAATCCCCGCCAAATCGACGACGAAGGTTATCCCGTAAATCTTTTGATACTACCTTTGGTGTCCCACTACCTGCGGACCCAGAGATTGAGCGAGAAGCGGATTTAGCCTTTTGGACTACCGCTTGTTTTTGATCCATCACTACCTTTGCAGTCATTGCTTGATTAAGACTGGAAAAGGTCGGGTTGCCAGCAACAACATAGTTATAGGCAGTTTCCAGTATCTCTTCTGGAGAGCTGTACTTGCCTGTACCTGTGAGGGCACTCACTATTGGAGCCATTTCAGCTTCTAACTGCGAAGCTGTTTCAGGGTCTCTAAAGAGAGGCTTGGCTGACATAAACGATTCTACAGCTCGCTCATTATAATAGGCAACTGCGTTTTGTTGCTGCTGCTGTTGGTATGACTGGAACTTTTCGTCTGCTATTTGCTCAGCCTCTTCACGAGTTAAGTAATTCTGTTCAGGTTGTTGTGGTTGATATTGTCCTTGTTGAAATGCTTGCTGCTGGCTAGTTGTAAGGTCATTAAGAGTAAGCCCATAAGAGTCCAACCACTCGAACGCTGTTTGGACAGGGTTGTTTTGCATAGCACGATCCCAAGCAACGGATCGTTTTGCTATGTCCCCAAGTGAAATGCCTTGTCGAGCATAATCGTTTTCATACTCTTTAATTGTATCAACAATGCCAGAGGTTTGCTTTTTAAGCTGCTCAACCTCAACCATGTGGCGTTGATGGTCGCTTCTAAGCTCATACGATCTACGGTTCATGTACTGTTGAAGCACATAAGCATTGGCAGGTGTTGGATTAAGAAAGGCTTCTTTTTCAGCCTTGTTCATGTCGGCTGGAGGGACAACTGGTATTCGTTCTATCTCTGGAGATGCTTCATTTACGCTAGATGCTTCAGATGCGTCTTCTGTTTCAGGGTTATTATGCTCTGGCGCATTGCTTACAATAGCGTCATCTTCCTTTTTGAACTGGTTAGAAAGAGCTTGTCGAATACTTACCTTTGCTTCTCCACGCTCTGCGACAATCTCTGTATCTTGTGGCGATAAGTCCTGGTCTGTGTTTGTTTCTATGTTATCCATTTAGTCTATCCCTTACCTGTCTCATTAAATTAGATACAACCTGTTGTTCTCGTCTTTCAACGCCTTTCTCAGGGTCATATCCACGTTCAAATTCAGTGCCAATCTCTTCAGCACCCGCAGCTTTATATGCTGCTCTCAACTTGCTTTTGCTTGTGTAAATCTCTTTAGAATTAAGAGGGTTTCTGGTTGGTGGCATTTCATCATGAATAAAGTTATGTGCAGCGTTCGCATGAACACGCACCATAACTTCTTCAACTGAAACTACTTTCTCTTGTACTGCGCACCATTGATAAAGTTTATATTTGCTCATCCAATAGTCTGTGTAGGTTTAGCAATCACAATAGTCGGCTGTGCTTGAGTCAAACTTTCCTGAACTTGCCTATTAGCTTCAAGACTTACCCTTGCTTCTTCAATAGCTTGTTCCTGAGCTAGTCGCTGCTCTTCCATTAACTTCTCTTGCTGTGACAAACGGAATTGCATCTGTTTAGCATCAAGCTCCTGAACTTTTAACAGTCCTTGCAGCCTATTATTCTCTGCTGTGATATCGTTTTTAACTTGCGCTCCTTCGGTCATCGCTTGAACTTTTAGCATATCAACCTGAACAGCGTTAGCTTTGATTTGAAGCTCTTGCTGCTTCAATGCCAACTCTTGCTCAGCTACATACTGCTCTAGTTGTGCTTTTTGTATTTGAATATTGCCCGTAAGCTGCTCACGCTGCATCTTCATCTGCTGCTCTTGAGAAGCAAGAATGTTCTTTTCATGCCCATCTTGAGCTTGGATCTGTACTGCCTGAATACGAGCTTGTGACTCCATTTGAGCAATCTGCATCCTAGCTTGCATCTCTTGCATAACTGGGTCTGGAGGAGGTGGCTGCTTAGCTGCTTCTTCCTTCGCTTTGGCAATCTCTCCAATCTGAACTAATGCCTTAGTAAAGATGCCATCAAGCTCTTTCCCAGACTTAAATCGCTTAATTACGTTCTGGAATAGCTCAATAGAGAATCCAAGTAGCGGGGGATATTGTTCAATTAAACTCTTCATTTGATTGAAAAACTCGCCACAAGTAGACATGAGCTGTGCGCCTTCTTGCTGCTCTTGAGCTTGGTCTATAGCAACCATGCTGTCGGATGCGATCCTGATACGGTATGACAACCTATCATCACTTCTAAGTAGGCTAATAATCTTCTGCTTAAAGATTTGGATCTGTATCTCGGGGGGTGGTCCCATTGGCGGCATTGGTTGACCGTCTGGCCCTTGCTCTGGTGCTGGAGGTGTTGGCAATACTGATTCAATCATTCTATCAGCATCAGCAACGTCAAAGATTGTTTCTGGGTCAAACTGCTCTGCAATAATTGTTCCAAGACGCTCAATGCCATCTGAAACAAACTTACAAAACATATTCTGCCTAACCACAAGGCCAAGGGACGACCACTGGGACTCAAGTCTATTGGCAGTAGCAGATTTGTATTGGTCGCTAGTTCCACGAAGGAGGTCGCTTACTTTTAGTGTTTCGTACAACTGGGACAATGCAGATTGTCGTGCTGCCTGAAGCTGCTGGAGGGCATTAACGTATGGAGTAATATCCATAAACTCAACGCCAGATTGAATACCACCACGAGACTTGTAAGACGGCCAGTTTATTACTGGTACCATCTTTAGATCCCCAACCATAAGCTGCTCCACTTGCAAGCCAAGGGAAGCATCATAAAGAGCGTTAGTGCGAATAGTCTGAGTTACGGCATGAACACGAGTAGTAAGCCGCTCAATCTCGAGAATTTGGTCTTTAACGTGGGCATAGTCTGATACTGGAATTACGCTATCTGGATCTGCCGACTGTGCAATAATTGAGCAAGGGTAGAAGCTCTCAAAGTCTATAGGTGGCTCAGACTTGTGAATGATAAACTCTTTAGCAGCTTTATGGCCCCAATAAACTGTCTCGGTCTCTTCACACCAAATCTCAAAGACCTCTGCCTTCCCTTCGTACTTATCGGCATCTTTGTTCCAGTCTTTTATGGACTTGTCTGGGAATGAATCAAAGTGCATCTCATCCGCAATAGCAGCACCAAACAACGCTTCTGCTTGTATGCGATTAAGATATGCACGACGGGAGCGCCACTCTACTTCGGTCTCATTACGAGCATCTGAACAGAAATAATCGTTATATTGAACTACATCAAGCAGCGCATACTCTTCGCTTTTGCCTTCGGTCTTAACTGTAGCAAGGATTAGACCTCCTGGCCCTTCTCGCTGCTCAAGTATCTCTTGGGTAAATGGGGCTCCCTTGTCATCAATTAAAGAACCATCTGGCGCTTGGAAAAGAGCTATTTCAACTTCGTTCTCTTCAATCTCTGCCTCGTATCTTGCCCAAAGAACTGCACGACCTGTAAGCAAGAACTGCAATGCTGCATTGTATCCCACGTTATCAAACGGGAAATTTACATCCATGTTGTATTGAATGTTTCGCTCTAAGAACGTAGCGGATAGTTCCTCTATTGTTCCGCCAGTGCGTTTACGAAGGCTTACTTCTGCTTTTGGCGTGGAAGAATAATAAGCAGGTAGGAGAGTATTAACACAATACCACCATACGTTAAGTCGTCGTTCAGTATCATTTAGAATACCTACTTGCTTTTGAGCGTTGTAAACACGAATGGATTCCTCAGCCATTTCGATGAACTTTTTGGATCGCTCTTCCGCACGAGTAATCTCGGTTTTCCAATAGGTAGAAGAAAATCGTTCAACTAATGGCTTAATCTTCATATTGTAGCTCTACCTCGTTGCGACCGCATTTGTGCGATATACGCTTGTAACTTAATCACGCCTTTGTTGAATACTTCTGCTGGCTGCTCCCACTTACTATCAATTAAGCGTTCTTTGCAGAGGTAGCGTAAAGCATCTGGAAGATGGTCGTTACCTTCTGTATCAACGTCCTCTGGCCTTCGCTTGTCAATCGCCAAACTAGGTAGAGCTTCTAATAGTCCTGGGCAGTTGGTGGTAATATACAACAGAGCGGGCTTTGCAACCAACCGTTGTCTTATCTGCGACCACCCTGATAGACGGTCATTGTCGGCTTGCCTGAAGTTTGGATGCTTGTA